CGCTCCAACGGCAAGAACTGCTTGCGATTCGATTTCGCAGAGATCCGTCGCGCCTCGCTCGATGGACGCAGATTCGACGATGCGGGCGCGCACCTGGTCGTGGTCCTCAGCGATCAGAACACGGATCTCGGCTTCGTTCATGTCACGCAATCTAGTCGTTCGACCCGGACCGTCTGCCGCGTCGATCTCCCAAAGTTGACGTACGCGTGCCTTGATGCGACGGGTCGGGTTTTATTGGGATCAACGAGATCAGCCCACACTGAATCAATGCTGAAACGGAATCACTCTTCTCCCAAAGTCTGCAATCAGGGCAGGGCTGCTCGCTGAAACTTAAACTCTAATCCCTGTTCAAAGTGGAGCATACCATGAAGCACAAGATCATAATCACCCTCGCAGCCATGTTCGCCCTCTCAACGCCCCTACTCGCTCTGCCGACCGAGGCCAACTCCGCCACCACATCCAGCACCAACACCTCCGAATTCTCCATCAGTTCCTTCATCCCGGGCTTGCGCGGAAGGTAGCACGTCTCTACACCAAGGGTGTATCATCTGCAAATGCGGCAGCGACTTGCTTCATCGACTTTCAACTCCATCAAGCGGATTCCCGTCGAACCCGCGGTTGGCGCGGCGCTGTTCGTAATGACTCTGGGAGTTTCAAGGGGAACAGCGGCAGCACCTTCGCTAACTGTCGCCTTGGTGATGCTCGCGGCCTCTTTCCTGCTCCCTTGGCAGCCTTGGGCGGCCTTGACCTTGGCATTATGCTACTTCGGCGCCTGGATCCTTCTCGACATAACCGGAGTTGGCATGGTACTATGCGCAGGATTATTCGCATATAACTGGTTCAAACATCACCGACCCGGACGCTGGACAATAGCTGTGGCATGCCCCATTCTCATGGTGGTCGCATGGAAGGTTCACGATTCGTGGAATGACGTCTTGGCAAACCTCCTTCTGTCTCATCCAAAGGGGAAACAGAGGTAAGTATACGCTTATACTTCGTCCAGTGGTTGAGTACGGCATCGCAAGTGTCCATTTCTTCAAAGAGTTGCCACAGCTGTTGTTGCAAGTTGCGAGCTTTTTCTTCCTCCTTGGCGGGCAAGGCGTTGAGAGCGAGCTTGAGCGAACAGGCTTTGAGCCAATGATTCTTCTTAGCTAAGTAGATAGGGTGTAACGTTGGTGGAAAATCAGCAATCAGAGGAACTGTATCTTCTTTTGGTTTAGACTTATTTGTATGATTTTCCTTAATATCTTCTAATTTGCTAATTCCCGAATTTGCTAATTTGCTCATCTCCCTTCTCAGTTTTGACTCATTCTCGAGGGAGTAAATGCGAGAAACGCCTTGAAGATTGCCTCCAAGGCGTTCAAAATCGCTGAGTAAACGCTTGTATTGTTCGCGGTAATTAATCACGTTTTTCTTTTTGCACAGGCGAATTGCTATTCGCTTCTACTTTCTTTAATGTCAACGCTTTCTCCAAGATAGGTACATCGGGCGGATATTGTGCTTTCTTCTTTTCGATGAGTTTTTGCAAGGTGTCAGTGCTGGCATTCTTTAACAGTTCGGCAGCAGCTTCTTCTAAGGCTAAGTATGGGAAACCTGTAAGGTAAAGACTCATTGCATTGTAAGGTATTCTGCTTAAGTCGATTACTTGCAAGCCTCCTCCTAACTCTCTATCTTGGGTATAGTAAGCCTTACCGTCAGGGAGCAAACTTTTAAAATATTTATCTACTCCCTTTTTTGTTTCTCCTAAACTGCCTGTGCTATTCGCATTAGGCTTCTGCGATAACTCCTGCATACTTGTACAATTTAGAGTTACATATCAGCTTGAGGGTAATACCGCTGTCGTCTTCTGCTTTTTTACCAGTAGTAGCCTCAGCACTTTCCATAAAAGCACCATTGATTTTAGTGCCAATTACCCATAGTGTGCCTTGAGCGTCTGGAACAACAAAAGTCATCGGCACATTTTTGTAGCGACTGATGAAATCGAGTGGCTCAGCATTGAAGCGTGGTATTTTAAACTCAAATTCTATCTTCGCTTTCTTATTACCTGCATTACCTACAAGAGTAGTTTTGAGCTCGCCTTCGTCAATTTGCACGTCAATTCCCTTCCACTTTTTATCAGTAAGCAAAGTGAAATTGCCGTCTTCAATGGTGTTGGCTTTGCCGAGTTCGCCCGTATTGGCAGGCAAGACGCATTTATCGAGGAATGCCGTAGGGGCGTAGAAAACACGGGTACTGATACCTCCGCTCACTTCATCGTTAGGACAAGCGTCGAGGCTTTCGTGGGGAACGTTATCAAAACAATTTTTTGCCATTTTTTTAGATTTTAAAGTTTAACAATTAGAGGCGAGCGACCGCCAATGAGTTGGAGGAGTAGCTCCTCATCTTTAGTAATTTCTTCTTGAGAGATGTTTTCGCCACCAATAAGAAGTACTTGAGGCGCATCATCAGCGAATTGATACTGATTGCCACGAAATTCAAATTGAATTCCTTTTTGTAGGGGTTCCCTCTTAGGCTCTTCAGTAACTTGTGCAGTAAGAGCTTCTTCTCGCTCGTCGAGTTGTGATTCACGCTCAGTGAGTCGTAATTCGCGCTCTGTAAGACGTGACTCGTATTCATTAAGAAATTCTTCGCGTGCGTTAAGAGCTTGTTCTTTCTCGTTGTCAATATTAGGCGAATTGTCATTCGCCATTACGGGGGTTTCTTTTTCTTTTGCCATAATAGTTAATTTTGAAAATTTTGAGAATTAGAAAATTAGCAAATTTACTCATCTGCTAATTTTCTAATTAATTACGCTTCCAATCCTTTTTCTTCAGGATAGTACAACTCATTGAGGTCTTTGTTATTCAAGCCTCGCTTCTTAGTACCATCTGGTGTGTACACATAAGTAAGCTCATTGATAGCAAAGTCATACCCTAAGGTAAATTCACCCAAAATGTTCAAGATACGTTTATCTACTTGTACATCGGTGATAGTTGCAGGATTGTCGATAATATCAACCATCTTTACAAAACCATTTTCAACTGTTGATACAATTGTACCGTCTTTGAGGTTAGGGATAGCCACGATTTGGCGTTTGCCCAAGCGTGTTTTGAGCGCATTGTCTTGGAACTTGTTTTGCCCAAACTTGTCTTCGTAGGCAATTTGGTAGTTCTCGGCATCATTCACACTCATAAAGATTTTTGTCACTTGGTTTTTGGCTACCGCAGGCAAACCACGCTCGTAAGCGGTTACTACATCGATGATGTTAGTGCTGGTAATCGCATCGGCAGGAATGAGGAAGTAAGGGTTTTCGGTATTCTTCAATCCTTTAGCGATGATTTCGTTAAGCCCGTCCATAGAAGTGCCAAACTCAGGGGTGGCAAGTCCTATCTTAGAAGCATCGTACTTACCAGTAACCGACAAAATGTTTACATCGGAGATGATTTTTTTCAAAAGCAAATCAATAGCGTGTTTAGAGATTGATTTATCTTTTAAATTCTTACCTTCGTCGTACATTTCCTCAAGCACTGTACCGAGTATTTCGGCAGGATCGAGTTCAAAATCCACTTTTTGATGAAAGTTTTTCATTATTTTTTTGCGGAATTGCAATTCGCCGTAGGGAGTCCACTTTTTAGAATTGAAACCCTGTACTACGTGCCCTATGAGAGAATGCAACGATACGTATTCGCCTCTCACCTTGGTGAGGGTACGAGAGTGTGCGTTGAGCAAAATCTCTTTAGACAATATTGCAACTTGCAATAGTTTAGGCTTGGTGCTGATGTAGCGAAGTAGTTCATTTTTGATTTGATCTACATTCATTGTTTTTTCTTGTGGCATAATGTTAAATTTCGTTTAAAAATTTGTTGTGAGCATCGTTAGGGTCTAAGTACCCGTCAATAAGTCCGTTGTTGTCGGCAGACTCTTTGCCGTCATTCGCTGGGAGAGAATGGGAAGGGCGTTCGTTCAATTCTTTCTGCAACTTTTCAGTCTCGGCAGTAAGTGCCGTTACTTGCGCGGTCAGAGCTTCTTTCTCAGCAGTAAGGGTAGCCTTTTCAGCCGAGAGCGTTTCATTGTCGGATTTGAGAATTGCCATTAGTTGCTCAAGACTCGTATTGTCGGCAGCGTTTTCAGCAGCCTCAAGAGCTGCTTCAATTTTGTCGAGCTGCGATTCTTTAAGTTCAGTAAAGTGTTCGCCCCCTAAGAGAGGTTTCTTAAGGTCGAGACTTGTAAGAGCCAATAGGGCAGTGATCTTTGAGTGTTTCATTTTTTTAATTCTTAATTTATTAATTGACGAATGATTTCGTCGAGAGTCATTATTTCATCTATAAGTCCGAGTTCTTTGGCTTTCTCAGGCATATATACATCACCTTTGAATACTGCTTCATTTACTTCGGTTCGAAAAGCTCTAACATCGCTCAAAAAACGGGCATTAAAGTCAGATAAGTTTTGTAATACATCTTTGTCATCGCCTGCTTTAAGGGCACGCCAAGCTTTGTTTTTCTCCGTGCTTTCGGGAGCGTAGAGTTCGTAAATTTTTGCACCATACTTTTCTAAGAGAGGGGCAAAATCTTGCGCACTAAGCATTGTGCCTATGCTACCAATACACTCGGCAAATGGCGCAGCTACTACCTTGTCGCACGCACTGCCAATCCAATAGGCTGCACTGCACATATACCCGCCTGTATAGGCAATGGTAGGCTTCTGCATAGAGCGAATGGTGTGAGCAAGCTCCTGAGTACCGCTCACCATACCGCCCCCGCTATCGATATCTAAAACGATAGCGGTTACGGAAGGATGAGAATCTAAAGATTTTAAGAGATAACTAATATATTGAGTGCCGATGTAGCCGTAGGAGGTGTATTTAACAATGGGAGTTTTTAAATCTACAATCACGGGGAAAAACTTGCGCCCATACTGTAGTGAGGCATTACGCTCCTGAAAATCCCATTGATAGACTTCCTCATACCAATGAGAGCTCTCAAAGCCTCCCTTGCGGAAGGCTAAGAGGAGCTCGGGGAGCTTCTGAACTAAATAATTATGATTAATAGAAAAGAACATATTTAGATAACAGATTTACGAGGCAAAATTATTTCAATGGAGGCATAAAGAAAAGGACACGGAACTTCTCGGTAACCTTACTGATATTTGGGAAGATAATTGTTTGCCCTGTAAGGGTTACTACATAGGTGTCGGCTCCTTTGCCATTATCTGTAATGTTATCATCTACGCTGAGGGTAAAAGGTTCGCGGGCATTTCCTACGATGAGCATTTCCTGCTGTGAAAC